AATGGCGGTCGCACCATTGAACGCATTGACGAAGATCGTAGCCAGAGCCTTTGGAAGTCCTTTCCAGTAGGCAATGAGTGTGAACACAAGCCCACGGAAGATACCGCCGATTGTGTCGGAAACCCTCGCAAACAGGCGAGCCATACCAAGCAGTGAGAAATCAATGCCGTCGAAGAACTTCCCGGCATAGGAAATCATGCCGCCGAACGTGTCGGCAAACCAATCACCGATACCGCCAAAAGTCTCGCGGGCTAGATCACCGATGCCGCTAAACGTCGAAGTGAACCAACCGCCAATATCGCGCGCTAGCTTCGAAACAGCATTGTAGGCGACCGTTACCGCCTCGCTCATAATCTCGAATGCTGCGCGGCCCATGTCACCAAGGCTGGCGATTGAACCGCCACCTATCTTGATGCTGTCTCGGAACTGGTAGAGCAGGACGACAACGGTAGTGATCGCAACGGCAATCGCGCCGATTGGGTTGGCAGCAATTGCCAGTGTGAAACCGCGCACGGCTGACTGAGCAGCCTTCATGCCTGCGCTAAAGATCGCAGATGCCCCGCCAGTCGCTCCTAGGGCTCTCTCAAGCGCGATGATCTGACCGACTGTTCCACTTATCCACTGCGCACCGGCAGCGACCTTGAAAGCGAGGAAAGCAGAAGCCGCCGCTTTAGCGACACCTACCAACGTGCTCATGTTGTTGACGAGGAAGCCGAGGGCCTGTGAACCAACTTCCTTGAGGCCGTTCAGGACCGGGGCAAGTTGCTGGAAAACCTCTTTCGTTGCCTTACCAATGGCCTCGAAAGTCGGAACCATTGATTGGCCCCAGCTCTGTACCTTGGCGAGAATGACAGCGAGGCTATCGCTGATACCGAAACCCTTGGCGAACGCGCCTGAAATCTGTGTGACGGTGTTTCCGGTTGCGGTCTTAATGTCGCCGAAGCTGACAGGGATTTTGCCGAATTCCTTCTCGATCCCGGCAACCATCTTCGGATCGGTAAGGGCCTTAGCGATGACCTTTGAAGTGATCTTGCCTTCGCTGGCTAGCTTCTTCAGTTCACCTCGCGGCTTGCCGATGCTTTCGGCAAACAGGTCCATCAATCGTGGAGCGTTCTCAGCTAAGCTGGCAAACTCGTCACCTGCCAGTTTGCCAGAGCCCATAGCCTGTGAAAGCTGTAGGATGGCCGCTGCCGACTGCGCAGCACCCTGACCACCGATTTTGAGGGCCATACCGACTGTCTGGGTAGCCGTAGCAACCTGTTGCTGGTTGATGCCCAGAGTTTGGGCGTTACGCGCCATTGTCGCGTAGAGATCGGTAACAGCGCCAATGTCTGAACGGGATCTCTTGGCAATCGCTACAACGTCACGTTGGGCCTGCGCAAAGTCACCGAACTTGGAAGTTGCCAGCGTTAGCTTGGCCTGTACCTGACTGGCCTTGTCGCTGAACTGAGTGAACCCGACTGCTAGATCACGGAGCCCGCCAATCGCCTTTGTAAAAACGGCCGCACCAACACCGCCTGCGAACCCGGCCCAAGCGATCTGCGCGCGATTGATGGGCTTGGGCAGCGTCTCGATACTGTGGCGTATCTGGCGCATGGCTGCGTCTGTCTGCGAGCTAGTGCGCGCCATGTCGGCGGTTAGCTGCTCTAGACCGCGGATTTTGATCTGAGTGCTGTTGAGCCGCCTAAAGCTGCCTTCCATCGCAGCGGTATTTTGGAGTGCTGCGGTCTTAGTAGTATTTAGAAGTCCACGGAGGGTTTCGAGGCCATTGAAGGCTTTCTGACCGTCAAAACCAACTTCATAAGATAATGTATCAGTCATTCGATAGGCGCCTCCGTTACTTCGCAGTATTTATTGGGAGGTCACACTATCGCGCGCTGCGCGAATGCGGCGCATTGCTTCAATGCCACTTACTGGCTCAGTCTCTTCCTCTTCACTTTCTTGCTGTTGCTGCCATGAAATAACCGCCATCAGGTATTCAGGCCAAGTCATGTCCCAAATCTCTGATGGCGGCACGCCATGATTGAATAAATTAGTCCAAGCTACTTCATGTAGCTTTAGTCGCTCGTCTTTTTTTGGGTGTCCTCGTCCTTTGCCTTGTTGCGCTCGTCCTTAGCAGCTTTAACTAGAGCTGCTTTGTCAGCGCCGAGTAGATCAGCAATACAACCAGTAAACTGGTCCTGCCATTCCTCACTCTCAAAGTCTTGAACTCGACCGAAGAAAGCCGCGTGAATTTCATCTTTGGAGTATTCGCTACCATACTGTAGGTGGTAGAAAATGGTTGTTAGGTCTTTTGGGCTGCTAGCGTGTTGGATGAACTCAAGTCCATCAACGCCGGTTTCCTTGGAAAGCTCTTCTAGTTTGCTAAGAGCAGATTGTAGTTTGATGGTGTTGCCTTCGTAGGTGAAAACACCTTTTCCTAAGCGATTTTTAAGTGCCATTTTATTGTTATCCTTATAGGCAGTAGTGACCGGGACAAAGCCCGGTCACTGATATTCATTAAGCGCCGATTGCGGTGCCTGTCTCTGGGTCGTACTCAGTAACGGTGCCCGAGTTCTTGAGGGTGTAAGAGCCTTCACGAACGCCAACAGCGCCAGCAGAAGTCTCAATGCCGGTAAGAACGAAGTTACCGGAGAACATCTTGTTCTCGCCTTCGCGTACCTGATACGGCCATGACTTGTTCTTAGCGGCCTGTAGGAGCGCATAAGTCGTGGTGTCATTCAGAGCAGCGTTTGTGGTGAAGGTCAGTTCGTAGGATTCGGTGCCGGGAAGGCTGATCTTGCCTGCCGACTTCGTGTCAATTTCCTGAGCATCGACGGAATATGAAATCGAAAGCTCGTTTTCGTTTTCGATTAGCGCGTATTCAGTGTCATCAGCGGGATTTGCGGTGTTGCCGATGTAAACACGGCAGTTCTTACCTAGTTTTAGATTTTCAGTAGCCATGCGGCAATACCTCCATTAGTTAATTAACCAGAGGTATTTAGCTAGTGGCCTTAGAATGGCGCTTTAGAGGTTATTCATATAAGCTGAGCAAGGAACTAGGAAGCGATTGCGCTTATTGTCTGGCTCAGGTCGTGGGAGAATGCCTTGCGCAGAAACGCAGTGGCTTTGTTGTAAAGCTGCGAGTAGCTTCTGCGCCAAGGAAAGCGCACCAAGAGACATGTCGGTAGTCGCTAGCGAGACGTTAAATCGCCATGTGTCTATCTTGTCGTCGAGGAGGTATAGACCATCAATGTAGATGGATGGGAATGTCTCAGGCACACCGACATAGAACCACTTAGAGTGGAGACTTGCGACAAGCTCTGTATCAGCCCTGATAAGGTCCATGATGTGGTTTGCTAAGTCGGTTCCTTGAGCCATTATCGCACCCTCCTAAGAGCTTCTTTTATTCTCTGTTGTAGCTTCCCGATTGACTGCCTGAACGCAGGCTCAAGGAATGGCTGAGCAGGCATCTTGGTTGTGCCTTCCTCGACGAAACGGGCGTGATCGGCATCAGCAAACACACGGACGCCATGAGGGGTAACGGTCCCGTCAATGCTGTCCCTGAGTTCCCCTGTGCGGACAGGCGCTAAGGCTTTCGCAGCAGGCTTAAAGTCCTTCTCAAGCCATTCCTCTGCGGCCTTCTGAGGAGCCTCAGTTAGCTTGCGCTGGATCGCATCAATGCGCGCTATGGCTGGATCGAAGCCCTTAACGCTCATGGAGCACCACGTTCTGTGCCAGCGTTTCGCTTGCGACGCCGGACTGATCGACTTCAACAATGTCGTAGGTCACGTTGTTCAGGAGCAGCGTTCCACCTTCCACCGGAAAGGGAGTGGCACTCATCACCGCGTTGATCTTCGCCGGCTCGTTGCCGGTTGTGGCAATGCGATCTTTTAGCCTTACGTAGACGGTCGCTGTCTGGGTTGGATTGGCGCTGCTCAGATCACTCGAAGTGACGGTAACGACACCGGCAGTGGAGACTTTCTTGAGCAGTCTCAGCGCTAGGGCTTTCTGCTTTGAAAGGTCCATTATCGCACCAGCCTAACGACACTGATGCCTTTACCTGTGCTCGTGTTTGAGAGGGCCGGAGTGAGGAAGCCCGTAATGTCTGGGAACGGGTCACTTGATCCGACGCTATCGAAGTAGGTCGTTTCCTCCGAAACAACACCATCGAGGCTTTCCTTCTTCGTCTTGACGGTTGCTGCCTCACGAAGAGTGGCGAGCTTATCAATCGACGGAGCGAGCCGAATGGTGGCTTCGCGGACGATGGCAATTGCCTCGTCTGTGTCGAGCGTCCTGTAGTGAGATTTGATGTAGTCTGAGGCGCGATAGAGAGCGGCCAGCTTCTCGGCATCTTCACCGAAATACTGCCAATCGTCATTTCCCCTCAGGGTGTGATAGGCGTCTGCCTCTGCTACGGTAATATCCATAGCGGTATTTATTCTGAGACAGGAAAGCCCCGGCGTTTCCACCGGGGCTCTGTTTAATCGTTCAGTTCAACTTATAGGGAAAGGTCGAACTTAACTGCGCGGAAACCAACATCAGCAATGTCAGCAACCATGTTCCAGTTGGTCGAGGTTTCTAGACCAGCAAGACCTGGCTTCTCCGAACCAGTGTAGCTGAAACCCTGTGGAGCAACTACCATGGACAAACGAGTGCGGAGGATTTCACCACCACCACCGTTACCGGCATCAGCATCGCGCTTGATTTCCATGCCAACCTGACCCGGAATGACACCAGCACCGAATGCGAAAGCACCGTCCTGTGCGGTAACAAGAGTGCCATCACCGAAAGCGTCGGTTACAACCAAGCGGTTGTCAGCGAAGGTAGCAAAACCTAGGTTGGTTTCTGCTTCTGGAACGTAAGCGTTGCGGTTTAGCTTCTGTAGCTTGGCAAGTACCTTACGGCTTACATACCAAGTCTTGCTTGCGCGTGGGTCACTAAGAGTGGCCGATGCGTCGATAACAAGGTCAAGGTCGAAAGCGTCGGTGCCATCACCAGTGGTCAGAGCAGCGTTAGCAGCACGCGCACCCTTCATGGACGAAACAGCGATGTTCTCGCAGACTTCTGACCAATAAGAAGGGATAGCAGTAACAAGGCCGTCCTTAGTAGAATACTTGGTGACTAGACGAACTAGGTCTGTGTAAGCCCAACCCCAGTTGAGGTCGTGACGTAGGACCATGTAAGGCGAAGCAGTGATTTTGCCGGTTGCGCCCTTTTCGTCGAAGTCATCCGATGAGTAGTTGAAAGTCGAGCTA